TATAATCACTGAGCTTTTTACCTGTGAATTTGCCAGTAACCATCCCATCAAAACATACGTGAAGAGCGACAGGCCAGGTAAGAGCATCAGCAGGATTAGAAATCCCATATCGTTCATAATTGTTCTTCCATGTCAGCTGCACCAGGCCACGACCAACATAGGGGAAATATTTCTTCGACCGTAAATAAGCTGCAGAGCCATACTCTGTGCATGGCGCGCATTTGCGTGCAGTTTCGTGAAAGCAGGTCGCTAAAACATAAGCGAGTTGATTATTGGTAACGCCACGATAAGACGTGTCACGATATTCGATAATGCGTGTTACCCCTGCGACTTGCGCAGCGGTCATCGTGCCGCCGAATACGGTTCTACGGATTTCGTCGAAAAATTCTTTTTGCGACATTAACCCATTTTCCGCATTGGCTGCATATTTGCAGCTTGACCAATATTCTGCAGAACAGACGCGTCGAATACTTTGCCTACAGGAGAGATTTCTCCAATGGCGTTGCCTTGGCCCATTGCTGCCAGTTGTTTCGTTTGCGCCAGGCGTTGCTGAATATCTGAAATGCCGGACGTGTCTTGCGCGAATGCTTCGTCTGGTGCGCCAACAATTGCGCCGCCGCCACTTACGCCAGTAGAACCTGGCGAACCTGGATCGCCGCCACCGCCACCACCACCGCCGCCGCCTTCACCGCCAAGAACAAGATCGCCAGGGCTTTCAACGTCGCCACGATCTCGCCTGGCGTATGCGTCGCCCGCTCCGGCGCCCATGCCGGGATCGCCTGTTACTGGCGACGCGCCAGCGCGTCCAGTGCCACCGCCGCCAGCTTCTGAATATGCCATTGGCGACATGCCAAGCATTGCGCGCGCCGTGTTCACGCGGTTGCCGTAGCCGTCAATATTTGATGCAATGCCTGTCTGCGCGCCGCGCGGGCGCTCATAATGTAAGCCAAACAAGCCTGCAGCTTCTTCCGGCGTATGCGAGCCCATAAGCGCGCGATAGGCCGTTGGATATTGCGTCTTTAATTCGTGATCGAGAAATCCAATTTGTGTCGCAAGACTGTTTGGATTGCCGCCGTTATGCGCGGCGTAGTTCAACATATTCGACCATCGCTGCCCGCGCCATTGCGCAATGCCGTGAGCCGTGCCGTGATCGCCAGGGCGAACAGTAGGATTGACGTGACTTTCCTGCATCAAATTGCCGACAATGCCGGCCGCCTGGTGCGGCTGATACCCGAGCCCTTGTAATAGCCCCATCGCCATTTGTGCGTTGCGCGTGTCTGACATTACTGGTTGCCTCGGACGTTGATGGTTGGGAGCTCAATCGGTAACGGCATGGCGTTAACGATCGGCGCGTATTGTTGAAATTGATTGAATAAGGGTCCGCCGTCGATCGGCCTCACAGCGGCAGAATTTCGCGCCATACGTTGGCCGATTTCAGAGCCCTGGAATTTATTGACGATCGCCGGCGCCAGAGCGCCAAGAATTGCGCCACCGGCGGTGCCGCCAACTGGGCCGCCGACTGCATTGCCAATCGCAGCGCCGACTGTGGCGCCAGTGCCTGACAAATTTAAATTCTGCGCAAGGGATCTTTCGGCCGTGCCGGAGCTCTTTGGTCGTGGCAGTATTGCGTCAGCTGCGCGGGCTAGGTTGCCGACGTCGCTAGTGCCTTCCAGGTAAGGCGCAGGAGCCTTCTGAGCGGCCTTACTACGAATGCGGGCTGGAGATAGCTCAAAATTGTTTACGGCCTCTCCTGCCGCCGGAGCCATCGCCTCTTGAACAGTTTTATAATTCGCGTATCGCCGGTTTAAATCATTCCAGGCCGTAGCGTCTTCGCCAATTAATGATCGACCCATTGTATCTTCTAGCGACTGACGCATGTCTCTGAGCGCGTTATACGTCGGGCGGTGGTCAATATTATCTTGAATGCGTTTTGTAAGATCCGAGCGCCATTGCTGGTATTGTTGCCCTGGCAACGTGCGCATCCCGCCATTAACGAGGTCATTGTAGGTATTGCCAACGACGTCACGTCTAGAGGTATTCATTGGGCCTAGATCGTCAGTGTAGGCGCCATAAATCCTATGAAAGTTTGACAAGGCGTCTTGATCGACATGGATATTATTACGGCTTGTCAGATCGCCGTATTGTTCACGGAACATGCGCTTCGCGCCAAGCCATTCTTCCGGCGTCCAGAGACCAACCTCTGGATTTTGCATGTCGTAACCCATCAAGCGCGCGAAGGCGCGTGACAAGGCCGGCGTCTGGGAGCGCATCACGTCGCCGGCGTGAGATCCGCCAGGTAAATTCGCGGCGACGTCTTCAGCGGCCCGCAAGGAATTATTGTTAAGTTCCTGCCCGGCCGTCATTGGGACGTCGTTCTCGCGCAGAATATCAATGTTGCGCTCGCTGCCAGGAAAACGACGCGTATTTTGTGCAGCGGAATTGATTGTCCTATTAGCCAACGCGCCGCCACCAAATGTGCCGCCAAGGCCGCCAACAAGTTCACCCAAGGCTTCATACGTGCGGCCAGCTTCGGGGCTTATTTGACTGCCGATAAAACGCCCGGCGTGACCAAGACCAGAGGACGCCGTTTCGCCGGCAACACTAGCTGCAGTTCCAGTGATTGTATCTCTAACCGCCCCGCGCCCTAATGCGCTCGCCGCCTCGCCCGCGCCACGCGCGCCAGCTAAGACCTCCGGGGCGACAGCTGCGCCGCGAAGAAGAGCGCCAGGGCCGGCGACTGCGCCGACAAAATTCCCAACCTTGCGTGTTGTATCGTATCCTTCAACTGGTGGAGGTAAGACGTTCCGCTCGACCCATCCTTGCAGGCCGCTTTGCATTTTTTGCCGCACGTCAGCGCCGCGCGGAACGCCAGCCATTTTGGCAATTTGGTCTGCAAGATAGCCTTGCATATTCATGCCAATATCAATTGGGTTTGCTGCAGCCAGTCCAGATACTGCGCCCTTCCCAAATTCTTTTGCGTAACGCGCAATTATATTTTCATCTGGAGGCGCAGGCACATTCAACGGGCGGCCGTAATCGTCCAGCTGCGCAGGCTGACGCGACGCCAGGATCTGCTTTGCTTTCTCGATAGCTTCGGCGCGAGATCCAGCTTCAACTGGGATCGTCTCATTTGAGCCTTTTATCGGGACAAGAAAATTTCCCATTATTGAACCTCAACGACGCCATCTACGTCGATCTCTGGCATTGGCGCTCTTTGCGCTGGTGGAGGTGGCGAGTAAGGCGGGACAAATGGGACGTCTTCGTCGTGGAATTTAAGCCCGGCGCGTCGCGCGTGATTATCTAGCTCTTGCTTCAACTCTTGAGGAACGAGAACATACATGCCGGCAATGTCGCTCTTGCGTTGCGCCGTCTTGCGAGCGATTTCTTCATTACTAGCGTCGCTTGACGGTAATAGCGTCGGGTAACGCATTGCGAACTCTGTCTGTCCAATCGCCGCGCCGCTTTCTTTACGTAACGTGCCGGTCAAGAATAAGAATGCCGCGTCAAACCAAGCGCGCGATCTCTCATCCGGCAACTGGTTCCAAACTTGCTGCGCTGTTAAATTCGAGTTCATAAGCGATCTAATTACTGCGTCGCCAACTGTCGGTAATTGCGATTTATCGACGAATTTTTCGAGCGTTGCTTCCGCGTCAATTTTTGCGCGGGCGTATAGATACGCATTGCCTTGCTCGCCAGTCGGCGCGGCTGATGGTTTCGGCGAACCGAAACGCATTTCACCCAATGGGGCGTTTGGCCTTTGTTGAGGCGCTGCGATCGGCGCGGGCTGTCCTACAGGTATCGGCGGGGCCGTTAATGCGTCATCAGGCATTACATCACTAGTTACAGTCGAAGGCCTTGTCTGGCGCAGATCGACTGGGACAGGGGCGCTGCTTGGCGGCGCAAAAGAATTTGAGGCAGGAGGCGTAATAGTTGGGACCGGCATAACTGGCGCTGGACTATTGTCGTATAAATTCGGCGCGCGATCGCCACGTTGCGGAACAACAACATGCTCGCCTGTTCCTCTGTCTTCGTATTCAATATCTTTTTGCGGATACAGCTTCGACTTAGCGGCATTAAGAAGAGCCTGGTCGTCAGGAGATAATTGACCGCCTTGATCATACTGCTTCTTTGACAGCGTATAGAATAGACTGTCAGGATTTTTCATAGGGTCTAACGCAAGCTCGTTCTCAGCTTTTGCCTTATCAATCGCGATTTTGTTTGGCACGTTTGCTTGATCAACAAGTATGTCGCCACGCGCCTTCGCAGCTTGGTTGGCGTCATTAATACGTATCGTCGCATTTGTGCCTGCCGTGTCATTTGGCCCTAATACTGTCGAGTTTGTTGGGTTGCCGCCATATAGCGTGTAGTTAATGCGTTGCTGATCGACTGGCCCGTGCATTAAGCCAATGGCGCCAGATCCGCGTCCGAGCGCATTTGCTGCGTCCGTCGCGCCATTTGCGAATAATTGCGTTGCGCCAACATAACGCGCAGAGGCGTCTGAAACATCCACAATTGCCGGCACAGCTGATCCGGCTGGCCTTGCGTTTGTTTGTCCTTGGCTAAAGCGCGCGCGCTCTAGTTCAGAGGCCGCTTCAGACGCAGCATCGCGCCCGGCGTATTCTTGTTCATCGAGCCTGCGCTTCGCGCCCGTCGCGTCAATATACGCAAGGTTTTTTTGATGCTGATCCATCAGCAATTGACGCTTCAATTCACTGCCGCCGCCGAATGCGCTTGCAAGCGTAGACCCAAGCGACTGGCCCTGGTTGAATAGCGTGCTCGAATAATTGCCGCCGTAATCGACAGACATATTTGCCATTATAATCCCCCGCCGCCGCCGCCCATGCCGCTCAGAGCCCCGCCAAGTGACGAAAGCCCCATCGATAGTGGCGTCTGTCTGTAAGAAATTTGCTCCGGCTCAATTGCTTTTTCTACGCCGTAAGCGGCAAGCGAACCTTTGCGAAAATTGTTGAACATATTTATGTCGGCCGCGCTGCGCGCGAACGCCAACGGAACGACTGTGCCAAGACCGCCAAGACTGTTTCCGTAAGATCCGACAGTCGCCTGGCCCTTGATCATGTCGCGCGTATGCGACGCAGCATTATTCAACCGGCGCGCAAGGTCTGATGTAAATTGACTGCCGCCGCCGCTCTGACCAGTTAAAACGCCCGCCTGAGATCCGGCGCGAATTGCAGCGTCTGATGCGCTTGGCGCAGATGCTGCAGCTGACGTGCCTTGAGAATAAACATTCTCCAGGCGCGAAGCCTCCTGCAATGCAGTGCCCTTTTGCGCGATATTACTAACATCCCCATACAGCGTATTGAGGCGCGACGTGTCAGCCCCATTGCGCATATTTTCCTGGCGCTGACGCTCCTGCAGGCGGAACATATGTTGCTGCATATACCAGTCATGCAACGCCTGTTTTTGCTTCTGGTGCGCCTTCTGACGCCCTTGCAAATCCATCATGCCGCCAGCTAATCCTGCGCCAGTGCCGGCCAGGCTGCCGATTAATTCCATACCGCCCATTAGCCAATATCCCTTGCACTATTGCCAAAGCCGGCAGTCGTCGGAACGCCGCCCATAAACCCGCTGCCGCCGCCGTTCTGCATCGCTTTAAGTGCGTTAGCCATGCCAGATGTCCCGACGTTAAATAAATTTGCCATCGAGCCAGATAAATCTGGCGGCGCTAACGGAATATTCTGAATGCTATTAAGAGACTGCGTCAGGGCCATGTCAGGATCATTTGTGGCATAGAGTTGGTTTTCTGCGTTCTGCTTATCGCCAGCAACACGCGTGCGTAATCCAGCCGCTGCGTTATCGATCTTTGCATTTAACCCTGCGACCGCAGCATCATTTTGACGAACGAGATCAGCTGTCGCGTCAGCTGCCGCTGATGATCTCAACGTGCCTGCGTCTGCAAGTCTGTATGTGAGCTCTTTATTTGCGTCAGCGTATTGGCGCTGTATCTGTGGGAGATATGCGTCGCGCGCGCCAGACTTATATCGCGCATAAAAAGTATCGTTAGGGTTCATCAATTGCGAGAATTGACGATCAATAATCCCACGACCTTCTTTAATTCTTTGCTGTCTTAGATTTTCACGATCGCGCGCATCCTGCGCCTGCAGATACTGCATAAATCTGCCGGTCTGATCACCAGAACTTACCCCGCCGCCCATATCAAAGTTCCTTGCTCATAATGTAGCCAGTCATTGCAAAGCCTGCCTTGCTGAGTGAATTACCTAAACTGTGGACGTTATCGCCGCCGTTATTGACGGGCATGAAAAACGCGCAAGCCTGTTCATCGCGTGCAATGTGCATTGCAGTGCTAATAAGCATTCGCCCGATCAATGTCCGGCGATACTTTTTAGTGACAAAGATATTTTGCAAAATAGCGATTGGGTTTTTGCTAAAAGAGCTGTCGTAAGAATAAGAAATGCCGCCGACGATTTCGTCGTTAATGCACGCAACAATATGCGGCAGGAACATATTCTCGAGAACCATTGTCAGATATTTCTCTGACGCGACCTCTGAATATTCAACGCCGAAATCAGCGTAACGAGACGTGTCGAATTGCTCTTTGCCGAGCTTAACCAGAGCCGGAACGTCTTCAACCGTTGCGAGACGTAAGACCAGGCCGTCAGGCTCGAGACGCGCGTGTCTTTTAACTTTTTCGACTGATGGAACGTCGAGCATAGGCCACCATTATTTTCAGATCGGAGCCAATCCCGACAGAAGGTGGCCGCTCGAAAGAGCGAATAGTCATCCGTATAGCACTCATTCCGCGTCGCTTCCAAGCGCGTAATGGATTGCCAGATTACTCAAAATGGCAGGGCCATTAGTGCGGTTATAAAGACGCATCGACAGATGCGACGCGTAAGCCGACATTTCATGCCGCCCCTTATTCCAGGTAGACGTCGAAATCGGCTGAAGAGGGTCATTGGGCGTTAAATGCGCGACCTCTTCTTCGGCGTCGGGGTTGTCGTAATTTGTCGCAATCGACACGTCCCAGTCGCCCTGCGCCGTAATATCAATGGCTGAATAAAGTTTCTCATGTCCCGGCTTGCCGCCGTCATGATACGGCAGGCGAACCTCAACGCCGCAATTATCGTATGCCTTGCCGTCCACGCCGCCGAATAAATACAGATCATCGCCGCTGCGTATAAAAACGCGGTCGCCGGCGACGACAACATAATCGATGTTAAACGGGGTCGTATAGACGCTCCAGGCCGTAATATTAGGGCCTGGGAAGGCGGACAAAACCATGATCTCGCGAGGGAAGCAAAGCCAAAACCGGCCGACGATCGGCTCAAGAATTGCCCTGGCGTTGTTGTAAAAATCTGCTTTGGGTGCCGTAGCCATTGGCTCAATCATACGCACGCCAGGCATCATTATTGTTGGCGACACTTGGGTCGCCGGGGAGGCGGCGTATTTATCGGGCAGGGCGCGGACGTAATCGTCGATCGGCGAACCAATGTCAGAGACAGCCGCGCTATTTGATAGGTCGCGCGCCTTTAGCGAGCGAATGCCAGACGACGCCAAAAACAATATGTCACCAGAGCCGTATTGTTGAACTGACCAGGGCGCGCGCGTGCCAGTGCCGCGCAAGACCTGGCCCATAGCGGCCTGTTTCGGATCCGACGTCACGGACCAAATCTGCGTTGTATATTCAGACATTAAGGCCAGTTTGTCGTAATAAATTTCAACGCCCTTCAAGACGGCCGACGAACCCTCTTGCAAAGAGACGTTGATATAACCCGCGCCAGTGCGAGACGTGTCATTTGGATCTGTCGCAGGCTGCCACAAGTGCGCGTTCTCAGTCGCGCTGAAGCGTAAATATTTATCGCCGACAGCATACATCTTTGACTTATAAGCGCGCACGAATAGCCCCATGCCGCTGCCTTCAGTCTCAACATATGAATTGATGTCTGGATTTGCTTTTGTTGTCCACGTCCAGGTCAGGTCTAAATTTTGAACGAGTTCATCATTCACTTTTTCGCGATCGTCGAAATAATAATGTGGATTTACAAGGCGTGGCGTCAGCGTCCATTTAACCCACTGCGTAGACTGCCACTCATAAATATCACCAGTGTCTGTCGCTTTATACACGTCGCCTGTAGAACCTGTTACTGGTCGGCCGGCGAGAGTGCCAGAGGCTGTTGGATTTGGAGCGCCGCCTTGCCATAAAATCCAGCCGCTTGTTTTCCACTCGTAATAATTTTTTGTTGCCGTGTTATAAAACGCCGTGCCGTCAGCGTATGTCTTTGGCAGCGCCGTCACTGTGTGATCTGCAAACCACAGTTCCCATTTTTGCGCTTTAGTGACGTATCTAACTTTATCGTTGTAATTATAGACCGTGTAGCCTTCCATCTGGTTAGATGGAAGAAACGCACCAGACGCGTCTGGATACCAGGCCGACCATGCTTTTGTTGCCTTCGCGACGTAATACGTCTGCGTCTTAGTGACGAATATAACGTCACCCGTTGAATAGCCCGTCGTATCCCCTGGTAGATTTTCAATCGTATCGCGCGGCTTAAAGAGTTCCCACTCGCTGTTATAATTAACAGTGTAAATTTTATCTTCCGTAAGATTTCGGAAAGTATCGCCACGTCCACCGCGCGCCGGCAATTGACCAACCTGTTTCGTTGGAGCCCAATCACGCCAGTTTGTTTGCTTCCATACTTTAACGGACCCGTCAGGCAGAGCATACGTTGTGCCGTCAGGAACGCCTGCAGGAAGCGTCGCGCCTTGTTCTGTATTTGCTGGCGGCGTTGGAGACGGGTCGTATAGCGTGACGTATAGTTTACCGTCCAATACGTCGAAATCAGCAAGCCTAGCAGAAGGAGACGTATTAGGCAGGCGATGATATTCTAGAGTTACATCCTCCGGCTTAATCCCAGTGGCAGGATCTTTAAGCCCTGGATTTGGCGTCACGACGTTTCTTGTAAATGCAACAACCGTCGGGCCAATCGCAGCCAATCCGAATGTGCCTTTAAGATCGGCCACTTTAACAAACGCGCGACGCTTAACAATTTCACCGCCTGGTGAAATCGCCGCGTTAACGAGACGCGTCAAAGATCCCGCCGGCGCAGTCAGGATAGATTTGCGGACGTCTAGGCCGGCCTTAAAATCCTCAATCAAAAAATAAGACAAGGTTTATCTCCGCGCGTCACAGATGGTTAAACTGACGGAAGCGCGTGGACACGCCATTAACGCCGCGTGTCGCTCCGAAAGTCGAAACTTTTAATTTGTCCGACGTCTCGTTCGCGATGAATTTACGCAAATGCCGATCGGCCTTTTGCGACTTTGGTCCAGCCAATTCAGATTTTGCAGCGCCAAGCAATTCAGCCGAGGCATAGAGAGTAATAACTACCGCATCTAACGTGCAGCAATCATCATCAGCCATTAAACAATTTAATGAGCGTTGACCTTTCAGACGCAAAAATCCGTCTCTATTTGGCGTAGGCCAAACGCGCACGCGCGTTTCTTTATCGTCCGTATTATAGAACGTGTCCCATAACTCGATGGTGCTACCTATATCCACTTTTGACGCTTCGCCATAAGGCATGATTGCGTCTTCGGGAATACCAAACTGAACTGGGTGCCACGTTGTTGCGTTTTCTGGAGCCCAGAAAGCATTGCGAATTTGATCAAACTGCATGTCGGCGGGGTATTGATATTCTGTCTGATGCGACTGAATAGAAATATCCCACCGAGCCGTGAGCGTCGGCCAATTAAACGCCGTCCAAAGTTCATACTCTGTGCGACGAATTAGGTGCTTTAAACTCTCAATCGTATTCAACCCCTGCGCCGTCGATAGCGAATGCCCCGCTTCGGCTCGAACCATTGAAACTAGTTGCGAAAGGCTGGCTATCTGCATGGGTTAAACCTCAGTTAAAGGGTAGTTGCTTGTCTGCCTTCGCGGCGGGCTTTTCCTGCTTTGCAATAACAGGTTCTACAATGCCTTTGTCGGCCGGGTCGATGTCGATTGGATTACGCCAAACAATTCCTTGATCTGGTGCTTTAGCGCCAGGCATGTCCAATTCCATCTGAGGATTTTTACCTGGGTAAACATCTTCAACAACGGGGCCGTAAATTAAACGCAGGCGCTCTTTCTCTTGCTTGGCCGTTTGATTGACGCGCGCAATTACTTTGATCTCAACTATTGCGTCATCGCCGTGAATGAAACGAAGAACATCAATCTCAGGCCATGAGACTGGACTAAAATTGTCACGAGGAACGACGTGACCTAAATCTCCAGCCAGTCGAACCAGTGCGCTACAAAACATCATCAGCACTCTCCTATATTTAATTGCACTCTATTGAATGAGTGACGTGACTGAATTGTCGCCACGTCACTCTGCCGCAAGATGGGAGAGTGCAGCCAACCATCTTGCAGCTTACTTTTCACTTATTAAGCGATGTCGATAACAAGTGAACTATTGAGACGTGAAGCAACCATCGCGCCCGTTGATGTAATTGAGCGGAAGATTACAAACTGATCTGAAGGTCGGGCTGGCGTATGATCACGGCGCCATTCATCCTGCATTGCAAAGAGACGAATTGCGTCGGTATCTAACCAGTAGCACCTTTTTGAATGACCGGCGTCATCGAGACTTGGATCGTATTTAAACTCAACCCCGCCCCATTTAATCGACCCCATGTCAATTTGCTGCGTTCCAGTGTAGCCGTTCGTCGTCATCAAACCGTTGGCGCGAACCTCTTTCTCGAGGGCGTCAAGGAATGCCGATCCACAAACAGCAAAGTCTGGCTTGCCTCCAAAACGAGACAACTGGCGTTGTTCGTATTGGAGCACTTGCAACAAAGCACCACCGTCTGCAGGATTTGTCGTGACAGCGCCACCGCCGTGACCAGCAAGTGTAGGTGTTGTTGTTACAGCTGCAGAATACGCAGCCGTTCTAGCGCGGTTTCTCCACCATTTGTTATCGACGTTTGAAAGTCCACCAACTGATCCAGCTGCAGGATTTTCTTTAACGAGTGAAGCAAGACCAGCCATTGCTTTCGCATCAGCAACGCCATCTCCATATGCCAGTGCATTCATTCCTCTGACATACTGTTCGCCAAGCGCGAAGATTTTATCCTGCAACAAATCAACAAGCGCAGTTAGCTCGCGCTGACTGTGATTGCTTGTATTCTCGCCATTGGTGTCGCGAACACTCACGCCATCAATTTTGAGCTCGGTCATGGTCATCGTCACTGTATGTTCGTAACGGTTCGCGACTTCCGTTACCGCCTTTCGGCTGCTTCCGCTTTCACGGAAGGTCAGACTATATCTTGCACCTCGATTGAGACGCGCCCCCATTTCGGACCGCTTGGTCCTACGAGCTTTCGCTCTAGTCGTTGAACCTTCCCATTTCTGGGCTTGGCTGCTGATTGTCTTCGGCTTCATCCGGTAAGAGTTTCCAGCAATTAAAGGGCTTTTCATCTTTCTATTACTAGAAAGCGGGGCTGACATTTAACCCAATGTGATGCTCACGCCATGCGTATTCAGCTCTTTTGACGTTCGATGGCGTCATGAAAACTACTTTGTCGTTATGGGTAAAACCCTTCACAACATCGTTGCCGCTTCCATCACCAAATTCGCCCTCGACGGCCAGGCTCACTTTTCCCTTGCCACCTGGAAAAGTTTTTTTCTTTGCTTCGAGCTTGTCCCAAAGAGGACGAGCTTGCAGCGTCTGTCTGAACACATCGCCACGGTTGAAATACCAATCAAGCGCGCTGTTCGCGATTGACGCGAGTTCGTTAGCTGTAAAAGCCATTTACGTTTCTCCAAATCGGCCGTGAGAACCGACGTTAACCTCGGTTTAGTGCGTTTTTCACTGCGTCCATTAAAGTTTTTGGTTGAGGACGCGCCGAGGGGGTTTGTGGATTTGAACGTCCTGGTTGCGGCGCAGTTGCGCGAACTGGTTGCTGAATGCGACGGTATTGCGCGCTAACCTCGTTGTAGGCCTGGTGCGTTATCGCTAAAGCCTCATCAACGGAATTAATGCGACCGCCACGCTCAAACAGTATCGCTTGCGCTGCGCGTCGAACGCTCTCTTGCTTCGCCTTGTAGTCGGGATCGTTCGCAGCAAGACGTTGCTCGTAGGCCGTGACAGATCGTTGCACGTTGTCTCTGACTTGCGTCGATACTGCGAACTCTTCTCGAGCTTGCAATTGACGCGCCTGGACTTCGTAATTAGTTCGCTCAAATCGCGTGTTCGCAAATTTGCGCGCAGCCTCTGGCGTCATTTGTTGTTGTGCTACCATCTGATCGAGATCAGGCGGCAATACAATTCCAAGAACCTCTTGTGTGTGTCGAATGACTGGCGCAATACGCTCGTAAAAACCAGCGTAGTCACCTTTATTGACCATCACTAAAAGGTCTAACGCATCAATAATTCCATCAGTCGAAAGATTATTCGATTGCTGGAAATTGTGCAGTTGCTGACCAATTTCCGCCGCCGGCCTCATTGCAGCGACCTCATCGCGCAATTCACGCCGCTCGCGGAGCAGTTTGTTGATCTTCTTTCGCGTCTGCACAGGGATCTCTTTAGAGGTCTCCTCTGCGTCAGCTACTTCTTCGCCTTCTTGCTGTTCGTCTTCTGCCTTTACCTCGCTGTCTGGCTCTTGTGAGGATGGGGCTCCCTCGCCCTTAGATAGTCCCTCAATACCTTCCTCGGGCGTTACATCTGTAACCTTGAGGACGGCATCGAGAAGCGTCTCTTTGGATTGCTCCCCGGATGTCTCAGACGGCGTCGATGACGACGCGTCTGTAGATGGCGTGGACGATACTGTCTCTGTCGCCGGAGCGGAGCTCTCGACGCTGGTTGCTGTATCGTTTGTATCTATGTCATCGCCCTGCACTCGGCTTCTCCTAGTGTTGGACGTCGGCAGTGAGAACCGACGTCAATTAACAGAAACGCAGCGGTATTACTACATTCCTGGTGAACCGCCTGGCGGCGACGGCGCTTGAGGCGCTGGCGCTGATGAATTTGGCGGTGGTGGTTTCGGCGCGTTGTTTGCGCCTTGCGGGCCTTGCTGCCCTGGAACTACAGCTGCGCTTCCACTTGCACCGTCAATTGATGGCGGCTTTGCGCTATTCAATGAGAATATGCTTGGCACGCCTTCAGCAATAAGCGCGTCAACGTCGAGACGATCGTCGAGGCGTTTGATTGCTTCTTTGGCAAGAGAGATTGGATTAATGCCAGGAAGCTGCATCAAAATTGGCGCTAATTTTTCAAAGGCCATTAATTCCATTTGTTGATTAGGTCTGCCGCTGGATCCAGCTTCAATCTCAAGCATTAGGTCTTTTGCAACCTCTGCTTTTGTTAGCGACGGCCAAACTGCGCCAGGGCCAACAACACTCTTCACAACGTCCTCGCTGCAATTAAGCAACAAGATTTGACCAGCTGCGCGCGCAATCTCTGTGAGCGTCGTGTCAATGTTGTCCATGTTGAGCCCAAGCGAGCCAGCTTGAGACGCTTGCGCAATACTTGTCTCTGTCGCTGTCTTTCCTGCAGGGCCACCAAGTGTCGCCTCTTGCGTGCCGACAGAACGCGTCAGATCCATAAAAACAGGGTTGACCTCATATAAATTTGGATCAAGAGGAACGCCTGACAAAGGCTGCACAACTGTCTTCACGTCCTGGTTTGGCTGTAAGCCAGAAACAGAAATAAGTGCGTTGACTGGATGCGTGCGCAGCGCGTCTAAATCTTCTTCACTCAGCAAGCCCTCGGCGTAGACCATCTTTGGCCTATTCGCCATGCGATGCTCGCGCAGGCCCTGGCGCGAACGATTAAGTTCGAGTTGCATTGGGCGTATTAATGAGACGTCGCTGAGAGGATAAACTTTCCCTTCAACCTCATTAATAGCCACCAAAAACCACGGCCAAAACCTGTCAGTATATTCTGCAGGGCTTTCTGGATTGCGTAAGAAATCTGGGTATCCGTCAGCGATCGTATAAACAAGCCCGTCTTTTTTATTCCAGACTTCCCAAACAAGAACGCTTGAACTGTCGCCTTCAGAAATATGCGCTTCGTCGCCACGATGCTCCCACAGTAAGCGCGCTTGCTCAAAATCTGAATTTGTATCCATGCGACTGTATGCTGTAAAATTCGTGCCAATATCGACGTTGTATGTCTCCTTGACCTCATTCGGCGTCATTATAAATTCTTCAGCAACCCAATCCGCATTGAGAAAATTACGCAACTCAATGCAGCGCGGGTCTGGAATAATCGCAGTCGGCTTTGGATACGACAGCAACAAGCCCTCGCGAACGACAATCTCAGTATCTTTGTGCAAGTCTTCGATCATCAAGCGCAGCTGTTCAGCTTCCGCGCTATCGGGCTGGATTTGATCATCTGCAAGGTCTGCAGATATACGCTCGATTGTTGAAAGGCGTTGCTGCATGTCAGCGATGCGCATTTCAACATCTGCATTTTTACCCATAACGCGCTGGAACCCGAGACGGATCCAACCGACGCCGCTTGTAACAGCGCGACGCACAACCAGCTTCATCATCGATTTAAATGGCGCGGGTTGTTCTGCTAGTTCGTAATCATACAAGAGCTCCAACGTGCGCGCGATCTTGCGGCGCATAATGAGCTCTTGTTGAACTTGCTTGGCGTCTTCAATAACCGCCTGCGCCTCTTGGAGGGCGACGGGGTCTGGCGCCTCTGGCAACATCGACGGCATACCCATTGACGGGCCAGGCATTCCGTCAGGGCCAGGAGCTCCTGGCGTCTGCCCCGGCATTGGCTGCCCAGACGCCACGGCCATCATCATCATTTGCTGCGCTTGTTGCGCGACCTGTGCCTGGTCAATTACAGACTGGGCCTGCTTCAAACTCTGCATGTTGCCGTCCCAGACGGTCGCTAAGAGTTTTGGCCTGACACGACAAACCGCCTTTGGATTTTTTGCATAAAGAGACGCCACGCGTGTCTGAATGTGACGCAGCGTAATATTGGCGACGTATCGATCGTCGATTGCGTCGTTAAACAGGCCGGCCTTTGTTTCGTCAGGCCACTGATCGCCAGTCGCAAATCGCTGGTCTTTCTCCATGCGCTTAAAGTCTTTCGACCAGTGCTTCTTTGCCTGGGAGACCATTGACGTAAGAGAATTAACAAGGGCCGCGCGTTGTGGAGAAGGCTCCGGCTTTTCGCGTTCCATTACCTTTTCGCCAGGTAATACTGGCGCGTCATTCTCATCTAACGCAGGCGGCAAATCCATTGGGCCTTCGTCCATAAATCCGAGCGGATCGTCGCCTTCCATCACCAACCTCCAGTGCGCGCGCGAAACTCTCGCTCTTTGCGACGCGTGTCGTTTTTAATCCAGCCCATTGTAAATGGGGCGGGGCCTTTTTCGGGTTTCTTTACACGGCTCGCGCCATGCTGAATTGCAATACCTAATCCAATATAAGACAGCGCATCTACGGCGTCGTCGCGCGCGCCATACGGAAATTTTAAGAGCTCATCTTTAAATTCCATATACCAGGGCGCGTATGAAGGAAGGTAGACCATGCCCATGCTGATGCGCCCGCGCATTGATTGCGCGCGAGCCGCTTTATCCAATACAGGAACAATTTCATCAATGGGCGTAAAGATTTGACGCTCGAGCATTCTCTTGCGCAAGAACGGACCGATTGACTTGCTTATGTGTCCGCGTTCTGCAAACCACATTTGCGGGCGATACTTTTCCATGCGGTCGATCATCGCCTCGATGACAACGTCAGGCGGGGATCTTTCCCAGAATATATCGTCCATCACCCAAATATTGCTGTCTGCATCAATCCCGACTGTGATTAGGCACGTCTTGTCTCGATCCTGCTTTGTCGAGACGGCGTGATCGGACGCGCAGTAAAAACGCAATTGATCCATTGGCGGACGATCGTGCGGCCTGGTGTATGTGCGCAGCTTATCGCCGTCAAAGAAATTGCCTTTCTCGGGCGTGGGGCTCGACATATACAAGGCCTGGAAGCCTCGCGGATCAGCGTCGCGTAAATCGTGCAAGTAATCTTTTGGAAATTTCTCAGGCCATAGAGCTTCGCCTGGTTTGCGCATTAAGACGTCATTATCTCGCGCAAGGGCCGGTAGAGAAATCTGTTTCCACTTTTTTGCTTCCGTCGCGGAATAATAAGAATTTGTCTTATCTAACAAGCGCCCGATTACGTCGTCCTCGGTCCATCGCGTGTTAATTAAAACAATCCTACCGCTACTAGATAAGAGGCGCGTTTTGAGCACCTCGTTAAACCATTTCCAAATACGATCGCGCTGCAAAAGACTATCAGCCTCTGCGCGACCTTTAACAAAATCATCACCTAAGACAATATCAGCGCCGCGACCTGTAATAGATCCGCCGACGCCAGTAAAAAACATCTTGCCGCCTTGCTCGAGTTCAAGGCGATCGACTGATGCTGCGCCCGCCTTCAAACCAACGCCAGGAAAAACTTGGCAGTAGAGAGGGTCGTCAAGAAGAGCTCTGACGTCTCGACCAAAGTCATTCGCCAGATCCTGGTTGTATGTTGCGAAGATGACGCTCTTTGTTGGGTTGCGACCAAGAAACCAGGCAGGAAACAATCTCGAAACAAGTTCAGATTTTCCATGCCTGGGCGCAAGATCAACGATCAAGCGTTTCATTTCGCCGCGCTCGACGCGCTCCATCGCCGTGGCGATTACAATGTGATGCTTGGCCGCTTGATAGGCAGACTTGTCAGGGTCTTCGTATGCGTCTTGATCCGGGCGCATGAATTTAGCGAAAGCGATTAAATCGTCTTTTGCTAAAAGCGCAGCGCGCCGTCTCTTTAATGCTAATAAGTATCGTTCCTCATCCGGCGTCATGCGCGCGGCGCTCCAAACGGGTGAGGGTTTATTCGCGGCGTTGGTTTGCCGTCAATTATCTGAAAGGACGCGGCGTTATAATACCCCTCAATATACTGTTCGCCTGGGCGAAGATTGAGAGATAATTCTTGCTCGGGACAATTCAAAACAACTGTGATTGTCCCGTCTGGTTTATAGAACGTATATTCAGCCATTATCGCATTGCTCCGTGAACGACTAAGTTCATATTTCCGATTTGCGCGTTTAAATTTGCAGGCGTGCTAAACGCAACAATCGTGAATGTGTGCGCCCCTGCCGTAATATCTCTGGCCGTCGATACGCAATTAACGTCACGCAAGAACCATCCAATTTGCGACACGCCATCCAACTCAATCCAGTATGCGCCAATGTCTAAGAAATGATCATTAGGCGCTATTGGCGGCGGGCTGAACTGGACGATATTTGCAGAAAAAGTAAATATGATTTTACCAGCTTGCGGCATGAAGAAATTGAGCCGCAACAATTCTTGCTTGCTCGCAGGATAAGATCCAAGACCTGGCGTGATTTGCATCGTCGCCTGGTAATCTACGGAGCGAATAACATTGATCGCCTCGCCGGCCACTTTAAGCGTCGTGATGGACGCGTCAGCAATCTGAGCCGTGCCGACAGTGATTGCGTTCGCAGCAAATTTATCAGCTGTAATTGCCCCGCCACGAATTTCAGTGCCCGTGATTGCGCCGGCTGCAATCTGACCAGCTTGTATTTGGTTAGTGGCAATCAGCCCGGCCCAGAGTGACGCAATATTCGCCTGGCTTGCGCCAATGGAGCCGGCCGCAATTTGACCGGCTGTAATTGAGCCGGCTGCAATATGCGCAGGCACAACAAGTTCAGTCCACGTCCCGTTTTTATTCTCCCAGAGACGATTGTCGGATTTGCTTACGACCACGTCGCCGTTGATATAATCTGGGTTTGGCAAGGCAGGCAAAGTCGCAACGTATCGAATGCCGTTAGGCGCATTCGGCGCGACTGCCGCCTGGGCGTGAACCCACGCGCCATTAGACCAAATATACAACTGAGAATTTTGCGTATTAAAAAAGGCCTCGCCTTCCTTACCCGTCGCAGGCAAGGCCGTGCCAATACCAACGCCTGCAGGCGCATTAGGCGTCATGGCGTCTTGATGCGTTACCCAGGCCGTGCCGTTCCAGATCCACAACTGACCGTTTGTGCTATCCCATACGACATTGCCTGCGCCCGTTGCAGGAGGAGCCGTCGGCTTGCCGTCAACGATTGGAATTTCTGGATTAGGGTTTGACGGTGTTGTTCCGCCACCGCCACTTGTGTTGCCGCCGATCATCGTCCAGCGCGCGGGCGGCGGGTTCGTGTCCCAAACATACAAATTGTTATTTACATTATCGTAAATAACATTTGGAGCGCCGTCAGCTGGTGCGCTTGTCGGCACGCCTGGCGTAACAGGAATTTGAAAATTCGCAGTGCCGCCAGATCCGCCGCCGCCATTACCGTCATCGCCGCCGCCCGTGTCGCCACAACATCCGGCCTTTGGAAATGGTTGAACAATAAAATTACCGTTGTCTTCAAGGCCCGCAAGATAATAACCGTTGCGATTTTTAATTGCGTGAACGCCGCCAAGGGCGCCGCCGGTTGGCGCTGTAACAGCGCGCGTTGGTAAATTAACTAAGCGAGATCCATCAACTTGCGGCAGTCTTCCAGAGCCGTCCAATCTTACTGCGCCGTAAGGGCGCGTCTCAGGAGACATGCCTGAGTGATCATACACGCGCGCAAGCGTGCTACTGTCTTGAACCATAAACCAGACAAAACCAGAGTTAAGAACGTCGATCTCTGTCTTCGTCGTCATTTCTGGCGAGAGATAAAAAATAAAACCTGGCGCGGCGACTAGTTTAACTGGACAAGGCCATGCGCCGTATCCTGATCTGGCGGCCATAATTCCAATAACATCACCGTCAGCAAACACATTCGGCGGGACAGTTATAACAATTGGAAGACTGCCCGACGGGGCCGTGTCACATTGCACGCGAATAAGTTTATCCGCGTCGGACGCGTCAAGCGTATAATTCGCCGTCACCGTCTTTTGAGGATAAGTAATCTGTGGCGTGGGCATTACTAAATCCCCTTTCTAGATGTCGTCTTGAGTGCTTTTTGCGGGCGCGACAATTGCTCGACCTCTTGCGCGAGTTCATTAATCGCAGCAACCAACAAAGGAATTATTTCTTGATACGCAACACCAAGATGTTGCGTGTCATTGTCGTTTTGCCTTGGGGCCTCACTAACAGCCTCCGGCAAAACTTTTTGAACGTCTTGCGCGATAAGAAATGGATGGCGCTGTTTAGTCTGATCATGCTTCCAAGAACCAATGACGGCGCGTAATTGCTTAACCTTACTCAACCCGTCAGTAATTGGTTCAATAATATCCTTCAGACGCTCATCAGAGTTGGCGCTCCAAGCAGACGCCCCTGGAGGCATAAACACGCCGAAACCAGTTGAGGCATCGTAGATACATAAAACGCCTGCATGGCTCGTTCCAATTTTCCAAAAATTAGCGTGTTGATCGCATTTCAGAAAAATCTGCCATACGCTCCTACTGTGAATTTGGAGCGAGTCGTATGTGTTCGTATCTAATGGCTGACCCCTACAAAGCAGTTGCCCTTTGTAGTTCATCTGCCACTGCAATTGATTATTGTTTATAAGGAAGTTCATGCTCCCACGGTCTGCACCGTGAGAGAACTGCATAGAGGCGTCTGGAAAACTAGCATTAGCGCCAGTGCATACACTCAACCAGCCATTAGAATAATCCAACCAAGACGCCGCGTTACCTTGATCATTTGTTCCAATACCAACACTCGTTTGACCTACGTGTAATTGGTTTGACGGCGTAACCCTTAATACACTGGCGTTGCTAATTACCGTTCCGGCATGGTTTGCGAAAGGAACTGCATAAGGCTGTATCGCTGGAAAACTGCCGGCGGGCCCTTGAGGCCCTTGAGGCCCTTGAGGGCCGGGCACAGTTGACGACGCCCCGGTGGGCCCTTGAGCTCCTTGAGGCCCAGTCAGATTAGGTCCGACGGGCGTTCCATTAACAGTAATCCGATCCCCAGACATAGACACTGTCGGAGACAGGCCGTCGTTTCCGGCTGGCCCTTGAGGGCCTTGAGGGCCGGCGACCGTTGACGCTGCGCCCGTGTCACCTTTAGGCCCTTGAGGGCCTGTAAGAGCCGGCCCGTTGGCGACGCCATTGATCGCAATCTTATCGCCTGACCACGTAAGCGTGGGCGTGCTTCCTGCGCTTCCTGCGCTGCCAGGGTCGCCCTTTAATCCTTGAGGGCCTGTAAGATGAGGGCCAGTCGTGACGCCATCAATCGCGATCTGATCGCCTGACCACGTCAAGACTGGCGAGTGACCGTCCGTGCCAGCCGGCCCTTGAGGGCCTTGCGTCCCGCCACCGCCGCCCTGGGGCGGGTCTACAAAAACAAGCGAGCCGTCGGCCGCGATATGAGAGACAATCTTTCCGCCAGGGTTGGCCGTGGCCTTCACGCCGCCGAGCGTCGTGCTTGTAGCAGGAGGCAACGTGTATGACGCAGGCGCTGCGCGCGTTGGAGATCCGTCCGCGTTAAAACCCGTAATAAACTGCCCGGCCACTGAAGGCGTCGCCTTGACGCCGCCCAAAGTAGAGTTTGTGGCCGCAGGCAACGTATAAGGCGCAGGCGGCGTCGGCGTGGCGCGCGTTGGGGATCCGTCCGCACTGAAGCCAGTAATAAACTGACCGGCCACTGGAGACGTCGCCTTCACGCCGCCGAGCGTCGTGCTTGTGGCAGGAGGCAAAACATACGCGGGGCCGGAGCTCCCGCCACCACTACTGGCGAGGGCCTTCCAAGTTGCGCCGTCGTAAACGCGCAATTCATCATCCGGCGCTGACCAATAAAGCGCGCCTTGTTTTACAGGATCGCCATTCTTATCCACCATTGGCGGGTGATCAGACGACCCCAGATACCGGCGGTTGAAATCAGCAATGCCTACTGTCGCAGGCTGATACCGCGTGTCCCAATCCGAGACCATCTGACTTGCGTGATTTGCCCACCACCTGGAACTAAAATGATCGCCGCTGATCGCCATTTTCGCCAAGAGATTTGGCGGGATCACATCCGGCATATGTTCCGCCCAGGCGTGACTTACGTCCGCCCAAAGTTCAGCCTCATTGGCGGACTGAAGGGCATGATTTTCGTCATTACTAACGCGCGCCTCGAACGTGAGCGCCTGCGCCTGCATCTGACTTGCGGCAGTCTTTGCCGCATTAAAAAGCGTCTGCGCATCATTGCGCGCCTGCTTCGCCTGGCTTGCGGCCGTCTGAGCTTGTTGCTCATGAGAGGCTGTCGCTTGCGCATTCTGACTTGATCGATCGGCAGCCGCGCGCGTCTCAACAATAGCCTGGTGAGCGGCGTCAATCCTGTCCGAGAGTTCCGCGCGCAGGGCCTTCGCAATATCCGCAACGCAAGACGGATCCAGGCTTTCCGTCCGCACAATACCGTTCTTCAGCTTCCCGTCAGAACGGCGCACGTCCTCTATATACTTATGCAATTCATCAACGGCCTTGCGGCCGGATGCAAATTCCTGTTCGAGGGCGTCGCCTGGCGGCGGAGAATTTGGTCGCGTGGATGCAAACGAACTAAAAGAAAAGCCCTTCTTCCACAACGACATAGCCGGCCCTCTCATGCGCAACCGGCAATGCCCGGCACTTTTGCCGTATCACGTCGTCTAACGCGTGTCTACGTCTTGCGTTTTGGCCGTTTTGGCCGTTTTGGCTGTTTTGGCTGTTT